AAATAATGGTAGAACCAAGTCTGGTGGATAACATCCAAAGGATTAACCATGAGACTAAAGCTGATTTACCAATACCACGACCAGAAGCCACAGCCAGTCTAAACATCTCTGGTTCTACTTTGCCGTTATTCCTTTGTATTTGTGTTGTAATTTTTCGCAAAATTTTTTCTTGCCACTTCCTTGGTCCTGAGAAATGCTCGAGGGGGGTGTCCTTTTGTCCCCAAGGGAACACGAATTTAACAAAGTTTAATGGATCATCTTTGATACCAAGTGACCAGATTTCGGTCATTAGTTCTTTTTCTGCTTCTGCTCCGTATTTCATAAAAAAATTATCTCATTAGTTTATATATATGTACCACCGCACATATACGAACGGGGGGGTCAATCATTAAAAAGTTATCCACAATTTATTCACACTTATATATATGCGTTCCCGTACGAACTAAGGAACGAGGGGCGCACTCTAAAACAAGAAACAATAAAGGGACTAAGAAAAAACTATTCCTCATTTGGTGCGCCAATGGTTTTTATACCTGGTATTCGTTCTCGTTCGTTCGTGTCCGTTGCCTGGCCGTCAATAATTAAACGATCTTTGGCGTTCGTTAGTATGCTTTTTAAGTCCAAGTTGTGTTCCACTTGCTGAACGTCACTGAATGGATTGCCCGCCTGTTTGCCTTTGTTCTTTAAAAAGAAGATCTGAGCGCTCACGCTTGGTTCCTTCCCGTTCCTTCCCGTGGCTGAGTCAAAAAGCGCTGATGAAACTGTGGCTATGGATTTAATCTTGGCGTCTCTTATATACTGTTCAAAATTTTCATTTTTCTTTTTATATCTTTGTAGGGTTGAAACAGAACAACCCAGAACAGTCTTACATATAGCTTCTTCAGAGAAACCAAGACCAGCAAGACGGCAAGCTTCCTGAACTTGTTCATCTGTAAATTTGATTCTTTTACGTCCTCTTTTTCCCTTTTCCATGCTCAAATTTTACCATTTAAGCCCTTTATTTATGGGCAATGAGTAAAAAAGAGCATTTATTTTGAGTTATTTACTTGCATTATGAGTAATCACGGGTAATATATAGTTATGTTATGGAATTAACCATGACTGTAAACGAGAGAAAAAATGACTAGAAAACATTTTATAAAACTTGCCGAATTGATTAAAAACAATTCAAGAGTGGCCAACGTAAAAAATGCGCCTTTGTTCGTTATTGACCAGAAGGAATTTGTAAATGGACTTTGTAACTTCTTAAAATCTGAAAATCAAAACTTCGATACCAGAAGATTTAGAGAAGCAACAGGGGAAATATTAGGGAGCTAATGCTCCCTTTTTATTTGGGGAAAATATGAACGATAAATTAAAAGACTTATCTCAATACCAAATTGAAGCTCTAGCACTTAAAGGGCTAGAGACAGAAGCAGATAATAAAAGATATTCTTTATATCACATAACTCAAGACTTATTAACCGAGTTAGAAGATAACAAGGAAGAAATACTTGAGCATCAATATCCAGAGGATTTAGTTTCTGAATATGTAGATTCAAATATTTCTGTTTATACCTATGACCAGTTAATGATATATGCAAACAATCATAATGATTTAGATTTGTATGATAACGATTCTGGTAACTTTCAAGACGCTATTGTTTCGGCTATTTATTATTACTTAGCCGAAGAAGCTGACGCATGGTTATTCAACAAACAGGAGGAGCAAGTAGCCAGTTAAATACTGGCTACGTTTTTATTATGAGTATTAAAGATATAAACGATCTAAACGACAAACACGTTAGCAAGTCATTAGTAAGCTTTTTACAGGATTGTTTTGACAGAACGATAGAAAGACGGCACAACAAACCAGCTAAAGACATTACTTGGAAAGAAATGACAAAACAAGAGCATACTATTCAGCTTGATATAGTAGCCATGAAAACCAGAGCAAATAAAAGGGGGAAATAATGAATAAATCATATAGTTATTTAGAGTTAGCAAATATGCCGTTATGCTGTGTCTGTTGTGGCAGTAGGAATGTAGATAATACAACTAATACTTGTTTGTCTTGTGGCTCAACTGAAGGCCTATGGTCTGACGAAAGAACCAATAAAGAATATGAGGAGGTAAACAATGACTAAAACCATTGAACAAAAAATGGAGCTTTGGAAAAACAAAGCAGACGATATTAGTATGTTTAAATTTGCGTCTATGTTATATATCACAGCTCCAGATAATGCTGAAAACAAACTAGACGAAATAATAAATATGGCAAACTCAATAGCAACGAATTTGAATGATATTGAAATAGCTAGAGCAAAGAAAGAGATTGAACAAATATTGGAGGTAAACAATAACTGAAGTAAAACAATTTCAATATGACCCAAAGTTTAATTTTGAAAGCAACTTTACAACCTGGTTTCAAGATACGAACGAAGAGCGTTTTAAATGGCGTGAAGAACCATTAAACGAAGAAGAAGCCTATGATGTCTTTGTGCAGCAATACGGCCATCATAAGGTGACGTAATGATGGCACTAGCCCAGCGGATGTTTTTAAATTTAAACCGCTCATTGAGGGACTGGCTCACCCAAGGGCACAACGAGCCAACGAACGCACGAACAATAACAGGAGCTGTCGCCCTATTTAAACTATTCATAATCTGATATAAGATAGTTCCTGTTACCTTTAGACCCAACGGCAAGTTTCCCCAACTCTCTCGTACTTGCTAGCGGGTCTTTTTTTTATACGCCCTTTGTCATGTGTTCGTACGCATCCTCACACTCACGAACGAGCAAACCACACACGCAGTATTGCTCCTCATCATGCTCAGGCGCACCGACTTCCGATCTTAGATCCTCACTCATGCTTTCTCCTTTATACATCCACCTTCAATAAGAGCTTTAGCCACTCTAATATACTCAGCAGACAGTTTCCAAACTAAACCAGTATCAACTAAAGTCTGCCATGCTTGTGCGTCTTTCTCGATTGTATCAACTTCTATAAAACCAAGCGTAATCCCTATCGCTTCATAATTATTCATACTTTCCACTCCTTACAAAATGACTTAACCCAACCAGGAGAAAATGTTTTCTCCCGCTCGTTTGTGACTTCTTTAACCTCACTCGCTCATCTTCTAGGACTAACCAAATAACATTACGCTCCACTAACTCAGCTATGGCCCGTCCTGCTGTCTTACGATTCACTCCAGTCATTTGCGCATAGTAATCAATGGCATCATGACTTGAACAAGTTTCCCACCGCCACCGCTCACACAAAGCCCACAGAATTAACTTCGCACTCACGCTCAAAGTTTTATCACCCACCCACGAACGATAGTACCGCCAGACTTCACCACGCACGAACGTAAAGTCTTTACTCTCACTTACGAACGCACGTTTAACGAGACCACTACTTTTCTCGTCCTCTATGCTGTCAGTAATCCACCAGTATTCTTTGTCCCTTGTTCTCATTGTTCGTTCCTTTGTTCCCTTACCTTCGTGCTTGAGTGAGAGAAAAAAATGCTAAAGCATTTTTTATCTCTCTATTACATGTATATGTAATGGATATATGGGTAAGTTTTACTAGGTTCATGTCCCTCTTTTACTATATGTATGTCCCTATCTTACTAGGTAGTATAGTAAAACTTACTATACTAAGCATACCATTAATCCGTTATTTTTCTTCTTGGTTTGGTCTTTTTCCATTTATATTTCTTAGCGTTCTCTTGGTTTTTACCAAAGATTTTTTCCCAATTATCAGCGAATTGTTCGTCTGATATTTGGCGTGGTCGTTGGTCTGATCCTTTACCACTCATTTGCTGTCTCCATATTCAACGACACCAAGCGTCCAATTTTCTGCCACTTTTTCGGCATAACTTTCGCTGTACTGGTGCAACTTGATGTTACGCAGATACTCGTTAGCTTTAAAAATATTTACTTCATAACCTTGTTCGGTTCTGATAATCTCAGCGTGTTTACCTTTGGTATCACCCCAAGCACTAATAATTTCTACACTCATAATTTACTCCTTCTCTAGTGTTCATTCTTCAAACTCTGTATCTATTGTGTCAGTAATCCATTTTGGCACTATGATGTCAAAGTCGTCAATGTGTTTTAAACCAGCGATATATTCATCCAGTTCCATCTCAAAGCGTCTGCGATACTCCTCACGCTCGAGCCAAGGTTCACCAATTTTAGATCTAAACTTGCAATCTTCACGCCAGGCTAAGTCTAAGTTCGCTTCGGTATAAATAATCATGTCCAGTCAATATCCCCTTTACTGTAAACCTCTAACGCCACATCACGTCTGATTAAAGTCATAACCCTAGTGTCTGCTTGGGCGTTAGATTTCACCACGCCCGCACGAACGACCCGTGTTCTATCGTATTCCAAACCTTCCTCAGCACAGATACTCTCCACATCACCCTCACTAGCTAACCAAATAGCCATCGCCATTCTATGACCATCAGTTAAAGCAGACGCACCACGAATCGCACCTCTGGCTGCCATCGGGTCATCCGTATCGGTTAACATAGTTTTGGTCATGTGGTGAATTGAGAGAGTGGAAGCTCCTAATTGCGAGGAGATAGCAGAGCAAAACTGACAATACAACTGCGCTGCTTCTTGCGAGGTGGTAATAGAAGCTCCCACAAAAGACTGGATTGGGTCAATCACCACGAGCGCTAAGTTATCAATGGAGCGCAACTCTTCCATCAATTCATGCGCTGCGGGTGTTAGTCCCAACCCACTTTGATCGTCTTTTAATAATGTGACTGGCTGCCCGTAATCTGGGACAGTAAAGGTAAACATATCGTACATAGACTTAAATCTTTTGCCTTTGGGATCTAAAGCGTCAATCCTTCTATGCACTTCCTCTTGATCATCTTCGGCAGATATGACCACAACATTACCGAATTTCTTAATATCTTTCTCTAAAAACTGACCATTACCAGCACCACAAACGGCCAAGCCTAATTTCAAACTCAACATGGATTTACCGACACCACCAATAG